TGCAAACAATTATGTAACGCATGTAAGATTAGATAATGATGGAAATTATGTTCCAGCTGATGCACCTAGTATGGTTGGCAACACAGCTTCTGATAAAAGAATTTTTGCTGTAGAAGAATTGTCTATGGAACAAAGAATAAAGGCAAACGAAGATATATTAAGTAATCCCAACTATAAAGGCATCTTTACGGAAACAGCAGATTACAGGGGTCCTTTCTTTGAAGAAAGAACAAGGATTTCTAATATATTGGCTTCACCTGATCCTGGTAAAGCAAGAGATCTAACTGTAATAGACGACAGAGCCAGAATAGACCCTGCGCAATTAGTAGCAGATGTTGAAAAAATTAAAGCTGAACCATTTTCAGCTGACCAGCAAACAAGACTCAGGGACGCAGAAAGAAAGTTAGCACAAGACGCAGGAGTTTCTCTTGATCAAATTAATTTTATAGATAGAACAAAACAAAAAGGAACGGTTGTTCCAAATGTTCAAAGACCTGTTAGAGGCATGTTCGAATCGTCAGGTGATTTTGAAAAAAGAATGTCTGATTATAGAAGAGAATTTGCAAGTTCTGGTGGTTCAACAGCTTCGCCCATAAACCCATCTGTTATAGCTGATTTATATGATTTAGAAAAACCAACTAAAAGTATATCCGATGCAGCAGGAGAGGGTTTGTTGTCAGATGGAGTTCTGCCTTTATTGCAAACAATATTTGTAATGCAAGGATTATTAGATAATAAACCAATGGCTGCACCATCAATTACAGCACCAAGAGGTATTACAAGAACACCAATACCTATAGATGATCCATACAAGAGGAGGTTCTAATGGCTATAGATAAAGATTTGAATGTGCAACTCATAACGGCAGCTTTAGCGGCAGCTCAAGGAAGAAGCGTTAGTGATGCACTTACACAGGCTGGACAAATGCCTGATAGAATGAGAATGAGAGAGGCAAACTTGTCCTTAGCAGAAGCTAGGGCAGAAGCAGTACAACTTTCTAATCTAAAAGACCAAGTTGAACTTCAAAAAGCATTAAACGCTGGGGACATACCTGAAAGGACTTATACGCTTCAAGAACAAAACCAAGATTTATTGGTTGCAGAAGCTTTTGGTTTGTATGATGCGTTTGAAAATGGTGTAGCTGACGTAGGTTCGTTTTTTGGTTTAGCACCAGCTGGGGGTTATACATCTCAAATAGCAAACGCAGCAAAAAAACAAATAAACTTCGATATTAAAGCTACGGCAGCAGACGCATGGAGAGGTAAACCAAACAACTTTCTTTTACAACAAATAATAGAACTTATACCATCGAGTTATGCTAACGGAGATGCAAAAGCAGCAGCAAGATATGGTGTTATAAGAAACAATTTTGAATCTAGGCTTAGTGAGCTAGATGGACAAATTGCTAGAGCAAAAACAGGAAGCGCAGCACAAGCAAACTTAATTAAAACAAGAGCAAATGTTAAACACATGGTAAATAGATTAGAGGTAATTAATCAAGGATTTAAGGGGGTAACTCCTGATGATGATGCGTTGACCGCTACTTCTTTTTACGGAGTTCCTGGCATACAAATTGGTGTAGATTTGACTGGAGATGAAGCTGGGCTTGAAGCTATGGAAGTAGCATACAGACAGTTTTTGGAGGAGTAAATGGTATCACCAATAAATTTGACACCGTTAGACAGAGCATTACAAGATAGAAAAAAAGAAACTATTGAGCTTATGGGTATGTCTGAACAAGGCTTGGCTAGTCATGCTGACATAAAACAAATGCAAGAAATAAAAAATTTGTTTGACGCACACAAAATAACAGGTGCACGACTTTTGCAAGAGGGCAGGATTAGTACAGAAGAGTATTATAAAAACACAAGAGACGCTGGCATTAAGTTAGGAATAATAGGCGAAGACGAATATCCTAACGATCTACCAGGTTGGCTACAACCTACTCTTGAAATCAGCGGAGCTGTAGTTGGAGGTATTGCTGGAGCGTTAGTAACAAGAAGTTTATCTGGTGAATCAGTAGGTGCAGGTTTAGGTTCTGCTGGAGGTAGAGCGGTTTATGAAATGATATTAGATTTTACAGCGCCTGAGGGTTTACCACAAAAAGATTTTGAAGATGTTGCAGAAGAAGCTTTGAAAGAGGGCGCTCTAGTTGGTGGTTTAACTTATGGTATTGGATCTGCAATAAAATATGGGCAAAATATTTATCAAAGCAAAAAACTTAGAACTAAAAATATAGCAGAATTAAGCAAGCTAAAAGGTTTTGACACAATACAAAATAAATGGAAAAGCATTTTAGGTTCTAAAACTGCAACTAAGCTCAAAGGTTTCAAAGATAATTATTTAATACAAGAACAACAAAAAGCCGATGATTTGGTAAAGTTTGCAAGAAATCAAGGTGTTACACCAACTATGAACATGGTAATACAAAACGAGGCTGTAAGGTCAATAGTTCAAGGAACAGGAAGAACACCACTATTAGGAGTACCTTTGAGAGAATCAATAAAAGAGTCTAAAGACGAATTATTCACTAGAATAACTGTAGGAGTTGATAAAAGCTCAGGCATTAGCATGGAACAATCTTTAGCCCCTCTAACTGATGCTTTTGAAAAAGTAGGTGCTAGTTATCAACTTAGACCAGGCATAAATACAAGCCAACTTGACGATATGGGTTTCGTTACAAATTTTTTAGAAAATGCAGCAGTAAGAGAAACCAACATACAAGCCGCATACAAAGTTGCAGATGATTTACTCAGAAAACAAAATTTTAACATCAATCAGGGTTTTCAAGCAACAAAACGAAACTGGGACGATTTTAATTTTCATGGTCAACAAGTGCAAAATTATTCTACAGATGGTAGAACTTTGCGTGATTTATTGCTCAAAGAAACAAACGAAATGGCAGACAATCTATTCCCACCACCTAAGCTAGCACCAGCATCTAGTGTTATAAAACCTGGAAGAGCATCTGAATATTTAGATGAAAGTTTTGTTAATGTTCGTATAGATAACACACAGTTAAATATACCTTTATCACAAGCACAAAAGTTTTTTAAAATAGAAAGTGATGATGCTACAATAGTCGCTTCAGAAACAATACCTGCGCCATTATTAAAAGCGTTTGGCAAGCCAACTGAAATAACTAAAAGCAGGGCTAAAGAAACACAAAGACAAGCTGTGGAGCTTATAAAAAAAGATGGAATATTCGACGGTAAAAATATTATTTTAAATAAATTTTTTACACCAGATAAAAGATTTACAGAATTAACGGCATCACAGCAAAGAAACATAAAAGACACATTTGGAATAACATCTTTAAGACAAACTGAAATAACTGAAGATACGGCTATTAATTTAATTAAGCCTATAACTGATGGACCAGCTCCAGCAAACCTACAAAAACTCAGAAAATATGACCGAGAAAATTTAACTCTTATTGCAAACGGTCTTGCTAAAAACATAGGGTCGCCATCACAAACTTTGAAAAAATTTAAAACGCTTTCTCCTGAAGAAAAAATATTAACATTTAGGAAACAACTTAATAAAGAATATGTAGAAGCTTTAGAAAATGCTAAAAGAATAGGCGCTTCTGAAGAAACCTCTAATTTTGCTAAAGCAGTTTCTCGTTTGAGAGGAACCTTAGTAGAAGACATAGAAAATAATATTGATGAGGTTGCTTCGTATGCTTTAAAAAACGCAGATGAAAAGTTTGTTCGCAATAATATATTACTAGAAAACTCTAAAAGTATATTAACTACAATAAAATCTATAAAAGAAGATCCTGTAAAAGCAACAAAACTCGTAAGAGAACTTACAGCCAGAGATAAATTAAGAGAAGATATATTAGCTCCAAAGGCATTCCGTCTTGGCAGGGATAACACTCTAAAAGAGGGCGACGCAGGATTTGGTGAAGTCATTACTTTAGACCCTAAGTTTAAAATCAGACAGATTAAGGGCACGGACATGAATGAGTACCTTTTGACTAAAGATGGAAAAAAGATTGAGTTAAAGCCTGGCGAAATGATAAATGTATCAGGACTTTCAACCGCACGATTCGAAAAGATTGCAAAAGGGGACACGCTCAAATCAGGAGATTTAATGCAAAAATATTTTGTCAATGGTTCTCCTGATGAAATTAGGTATGTTAAAAAAGTAATAGGTAAAGAAAATTTTAAAAAAACTGTAAATGCAAAGATAACAAGGGATATAGATGACACCTTAATAAGGTATTTAAATCTAGACAGCGGTGAGGCTGGCGATGCAGCTGCCGCTTTTTATAAAAAATTAGGTGTAAATGCAAACGGAGATATTGTGAATCCAGCCGTTGCAAATAGATATAAAGCCATGATTGAAGAGGCAGGTTTGAAATTTAAATTTGATGAACTTATAGATATGGTCAAAATGATGAAAATGATTGGAGATGATCCTCAGACCAACCAGTTTATACAAAGGTCTTTAGCTTTAAGATTCTCACAACAGATAGGACCAGGAGCTGTTGGAGGTTTATTTGGTTTTACTGCTGGTGGTCTTTCTGGAGGTTTTATTGGTGCAGCAGCTGGTATGGGCAGTATGTACTTTTTTAACAAATTGATGGCTTCTAAAATAACAGGCGAAACAGTAAAAGGTTTAATTGCTAACTATAGACAGGCAGTAGCATCTAACAATCAACCATTAATCGACTCAATTAGCAGTAAATTTGTTGCTCTTTATGGGACAGTAGCAAAATCTTTTAGAAAACCTTTAGATTATTTAAACATAAAAGCAGACATAGGCAACATAACTCCAAAAATATTAAAACAAACGGCTATAGACATTGGCGTGTCGGAGGATTATTAAGATGATACCAATGGAACTTTTATCAATGCTAGCGTCTACTGTACTAGGTGGCATTATGTCTATCATGGCACAGAAAGGACAGGCTGAAGCAGAACGACAAAAAATGTTGATGGCTAGGGCAGGGTTTGCAGCCAAACAAACAGATAAAGCTAGAGAAATCTCTGACCCGCACACGAAACACACACGTCGTTGGATTGCCTTGATGTGCGTATTTAGTATTATTGTAGTGCCAATCGTTGCACCAATATTTACTGATGTAAACATTGCATATCAAATAGTAACTGAGGCTGATAGTGGCTGGTGGATATTTGGATCTACCTATGAAACCTCATACTTTGAAGAGGGCAACACTATCTTTATAACTAATCTTCAATCACATACTATATTCTCAATCATTGGGCTATATTTTGGTGGTTCATTAACGAGAAAATAATGGTAGCAAAAAAGTATCAAAGCAAAACTGGTGGTTTAAACGAAGCAGGTAGAAAGTTTTTTAAAAGAACTACAGGTGCTAATCTTAAAAGACCTGTAACAGGTAAAGCGCCCAAAGGATCAAAAGCAGCTAAGAGAAGAGCAAGCTTTTGTGCAAGAATGTCAGGAGTCAAAGGACCAATGAAAGATAGTAAGGGCAGACCAACTAGAAAAGCATTGGCTTTAAGAAAATGGAAATGTCGAACATAAAAAAATGTTTTTATATTTTAGCAATAATTGTAATTATTTTAGGTATAGAAAACGCAATATCAGATGTAACAAGCTCAGGCAGCACCACTAATACCCAGAGCAATAACGCTGGGTCAAACACAGCAATTACAGGTGGTTATGAATCATCAACTACATACCAATCAGGTAGTAGCTCAAACACAACTACCAACAACGAAACGAACAACTCTACAAACCAAAAAACAGCAGTTAATACTTCCTCAGCTCCTGCTATGAGTGTATACGGACAGGACTCATGTGTTATTCCGCTTGCAGCAGGAGTAACTGTTATCGGCTTCTCAGGAAGTTTTGGCAGTTATATGGTTGATGAAGCCTGCGAGAGAAGAAAGTCTGTTGCGGTTTTATCTAAGCTAGGCATGAAAGTAGCAGCAATATCGTTGATGTGCCAAGATGAAAACGTATGGCAAGCTATGATGGACGCTGGCACACCATGTCCTATTGATGGATTGATAGGACAAAAAGCTAAAGAGAAATGGCTAGAGAAGCGAAAACAACAATTAACTGGAGCTACTCAAACCAAACGGAGTATGACCTGGAATGAGAAGCCTGTACCTAGTGGCAATATTGAGCCTATTAAGTAGTTGTTCTACTTACCAAGTAGAAATAGGAGAACCTATATGGGGTTCTAATGAACAAGAAATATACCCAATCGAGAAACAATGAGATATTTAGCAATACTTTTATTTCCATTAAGTTTGTTTGCAGAAACTACTGGGAACTTAATTACTAACGGAACTTTTGAAAATGGTAACTCTAATGGCTGGACAACTACTGGTGAAGTTACCGTTCTCAACGATTGTTGTGGTTCTCAATACGATCTCGAAATAGGATTATCAGGGAGCATAAGCCAATCGTTTGACCTAACATCAGACACCATAACACAACCAATGTTAGATAATGGGATTACACTAAACAGCTCAGTCCAAGTGCAGAACGGAGAATGTGGGGTAGCTCAATGCTGGGGAGGTAGCGGACCAGCAGATAGCTTTACCATTCAATTACAAATAAAAGATTCTGACAACAATGTGTTAGCTACAACAACACAGGAGAGAACAAATGTTACAGGCATTAATGGAAAAGATTTCAGCGATTCTGTTGCGTATACACAGAGTGGCTCTAATAGGGGAGGTATTACTATTAGTGGTACTGACTCTAATGGTATTGCTGGTGGTTTGGGTGGTCCTAATTTTGATAATGTAGAAGTTACTATGACTTATGATCCTGTAGTTTTATCAGCAACAGAGACAGCAATCATAGCCACAGCATTTGAGGAAATCGAACAAGTATTATCAGCAGAGATAGAAATAGTAGAGTTTGAAGAATTTACAGAGATACCCTCTATAGCACTAACAAGTAATGTTGAGTTTACACAGGTAGAGGAGTATCTCACACAAATTAAAGAAATCCAAACAGAAGAAATAAACACAGGAATAGTGAATATATTTCAGGAGGTTACTTATGAAGAACCGCAGACCATCGAAACATTCTCAGCAGAAATCGAAAGCTTTGAAACAGAAATTGAAACAACAGAAATCGCAAACATTAGCGCAAGCTTTGAGGGAGGACCCGTTCAAGAAAGGGAGACCATCGGAGAAACCTTTGAGTCTAGCGGAGAAATTGAGCTTGCAGCTAGAGAAGAAGAAGTCGGAGGAGGAAAGACAGAAAAACTTAGAACAGAAGAAGTTAGCGGAACAGGAAATGGAGAGTCATCAACAGAAAACGAAACAAGCGTTTCTCCAGAGCCTGAGCAAGAGAGCAGCGAAAGAGTATCTTCAGGAGGAGAACAGTCTGGGAATGAAACTTCTGAAAGCGAAAGCGTGGCTTCTAACAATGATGAACAAAGTGAAACAGAAACTGAGGTCTCTACTGAAGAAGTAAATGAGACTGACAGAGAAACAGAAACAGTCGATAGTGAACAAGGAAGTGAGGGAACTGAAGTCGCTTCTCAAGACAGCCAAGATTCCGAAAGCGGTAATGTTGAGATGGAAGAAAGCAGGGATAGTGAAAGTACTGCAACAGTTGATACAACGATTTCAGTAGAAAACATAGAACGCAAAGTAAATGAAACTATAAAAAGAGTAGATCAAAGACTTTTAGTAACATCATTCATTGTTGCTAAAGCGATGTCTAAAGATAAAATCTTGGACACATATAACGCTATCAATCAGGATATTTTTTCTAATCAACCTGTAATTGATGGAGGAGACTATTATGAAGAAAGAGAATATATTGATGCTAGAAATATATATGCTGAAAGCCAAAACAAATATGGCGATACTGTGGCAAATTATCAAGAACAAATTCAACAGGCTACTGATGAAGTTATAAGAACACAAGAACACTTAAGGAGGATTCGTGGATATTAAAACAATAACTGGTGCAGTCGGAGCTATAATCGCTATAGCCTCGCTCTTCGTATTTCAGGGACAACTTATTGAAAGAGTTGAAAATCTTGAATCTCAAAAAGCTCCAAACATAAAACCATTAGAGCAAGACATTGCTGTTATGAAAGCAGAGATAGCTGTACTGAACGCTAAGGTTGCTGAGATGAAAGCAAGATCGGATAATCCATTACAACAATAGGAGTTTAAAATGCCAAAGAGAGCAGACAAACAAAAGGAGGAGGCATTCCTCGACGCTTTTTGTAGCGGCAAAACGGCAAGTAACGCAACACAGTCAGCATTAAAAGCTGGTTATAAAGAATCTTCAGCTAAACGCATGGGCAGTTATCTAAGAAAAAAATACGAACAGGAAATAATAGAAAGGAATGGTCAGGACATGGCTGCTGGTTCTAGTAAAGCAATATCAAGATTGATTGAATTGTTAGATGACGAATCTTCTAGGGTCAGGCTTGACGCAGCAGTTCGTGTTCTTGAGATTAACAAGATTGCAACGCAGAACATCAACATGAATATTGACAGAGACTCAAACAAAACTGATGAAGAATTGATTGCAGAGTTTAATTCTTTGATAGGAACTAGACCAAAAATAAGTCAAGATACAGAAATTTTAGATGAGGACGCAACAGACAATTTATCAAGCGAAGTGTCAATTATTGAAAAAAAACCGTCTCGTCATTAAAAAAACAGGGGTCTAATAGCCTCGAGAAGCCCATTTTCTAGGGTGAGCTATACCTTAGGTACCCCCTAATTTTTGTGATTATTCACCAATTTTGGACAATGCTGATATCTCTATTTCATCAATCAAGTTTTTGATTTGTGCAAACTTTTTCTTAAATTTTGTAAACGATTTAATCTTCAACAGATGACATCTTATTTGATCCGTGAATGTAAATATGCCATCAACACAATGAGGACAATCGGATATGTTATCGAGTGTTATTAGAGTTCCTGTTCCTTTGCAGAAAACACACTTTGGTTCACACGACTCAACGACTGCTAGATTTATAAGTTTGTTGAGCATGTTGAAATCCAACATTTCATTTTTCTTATCTTCAATATCACAAAACCTAAGAGCCACCTCTCCCACAAAACTAGATTTGTAAGTGTCAGCCGATACGAACTTCATCAATAAAAAATTATATTCCTCTTTGCTTAACTTCGCATACGACAAGATTAGGTTTATGTCCTCTACCGTGATAGCGTTATTGCTGCCTGAAGACTTCTCAAGAGTCTGACTCTTCGGCAACAACATTGATAACAATTCTTTATTCATCTTTATGATCCTCATAAAATTGCAACAACTCATGCTCAGTCCCGTAGATTTTAGTCCACGCCTTGACACCAATTCCGTGAATACCATATTTAGGATGTAAGTGGTGGTTATAACAGAGCGGGATTGTTTCAGTCCCTCTCTGTCCTAACCCTGCCCCCTTTCTGATATGATGAATCTGTGCTGGAGTAATTACATTGAAGTCTATCTTACGACACACCACGCAGCCCCACTCTGCTTTCTTTCTCATATCTTCTCTCTCTAGTTTAGTAGGTTTTTTCTTAGCCATCACAAAAGAGTTTGTTGTCCATTCTCCTTTTCTTTTTTATATCTAAAATCTACCAAAGAATATTCTCTGTACGGTGGAAATTTAGATTTGCAAATTACATTCCTGTTAGTATCTAAAGCGTTTTGCAACTGCTCAGGCGTGATTTCTAAAGCTATTTTGTTTTTGTGTATTATTTGTAAACCTCCTTTCTTGATAGCTTTTTTGCACACATAATCTCTAACGGATAAAAACCCCTTATAGTATTTATTAACTTTCTCTTTCAGCATCTTGATATACCTCCTTAAGTTTTAGCGTAAACTTTTTGTTCGAAATATTCATCATTCGATTTTTTAAATGTCTCTGCTTTCCAGCCCTCAAACTTCATTCTGAAATAGTGCATTTGAGTATATGATTTCTCTCTCTCCATGTCGTGCATAGCAATTAAGTCCATCAACTCTTTGAGATTATCATTCGCACACGCTTCGTTTTTTATTTGAGTTACTGAACCAGAAACTTCAGATGAAACAAAGTTCTTCGCTTTACGGTATTCTAGCAATGATTCATACTTTCTCAGTTCAGCATTATGGAAAGCATAATCCATTCCATGTTTTCTGTATTGTTCTAAATATTTTTCTGCTGCTTCGTCGTTTAACTTCATTGTAAAGTCCTCGTAACATTGTTGCTGCAAACATTTTCTATCATGTTTTCGATCTTGGATTCAGGTAAACCACACTCTTTGCCCAGATGGACTAAAAAAGCAGCAGTTACCGCCATTATCTTCTTCTTGTCTTCATCGTTATCTGCCTTGTTAAACTTCTGCCAAAGACTGTCCATGTATCTTTCTGTAAATTCTAAAAACTCCTGAGGGTGTTCTTTATAATTTAACTCAATGGTTTCCAATACATTATCGTCTTCATCAACCTTATTTATTTTTATTTTCATTATTTCTTTTGTCATCAATTACTCCTATTAGTTTCGACTTTATTGCCTTAGGTAAAGATTCATATTTTTCTTTCGCTTCTTCTTGTTTGTACAATTCGAGAAACAAAACCTCTTTCTGTTTCAGCTCAGCCGTTGTAAGTTTGTTTAGTTTCATACCACCCATTTTCCTGTATATCTTTACTGCTCTTTCATCTTCTACTTCTCTTCTTTCAAAAAATTTGTAAAAAGTGCTGAGTATGGACTGGTCCGACATTTGTAAAAATCTGGTAATATCACAAACTTTCGGTCGCCACTCAGAGTGTTGGACATGCAGGGCTAATGCGTTCATAACTTCTTTGAGATCGTATTGACTCACGGCGTGTGCCATGAAGTTAATCTCGGTCTGATTCATGGGCATTTGTTTTGGAAACGCCTCATTACAATTCTTACAAAAAAATTCAAACTCATCTTTTGTCATGTTGGCTCCTTGTTTTGTATATATATATATTTATATATATATCTACTTTATTAAATATACACTCACATATAGTTCTATATGGTGTATGTGTATTAATATATATTATTTATATCTTAAATTGAAGTCTATTTTAAGTAGATTTTTGATTATTTTTATGTTAGGGTTAAGTAAAAATAGGAGCGTAAATATGAAAAATATCATAGAAGAGTTAGAGAAATCTAAAAAAGAACTTCGAGAACAAATGGCTAATAACCTGAGACTCATGATTCAGGATCTACAAATATGTAATAGAAAGCTAGACAGGGTCAATAAGAAACTGTCAGACAAGATTCACGGAGGTAAAAATGGCTAAGCAAATTGAGGAATTTTTTACACCAGACCAGTTAGCCTGGCACAAGAAATACAAACTTACAAAACACGACTATTGGGACTGTCATAACAAGCCAGTACCCTTGCATAGCACTATGCAAAAGGTAGCTCAAATTGAGGGTATTACGGCTTCTAAATACGAGATTATTGAGTGTGATGTGGCTAAAGGTATTGTCGTTGTGCAGGTTACTTGCAGAATGGCAGATAGGGAGGTCTCAGCAATAGGCGAGGCACACCCAAGAAACAACAAAAATGCCTACCCAACTGCTATGGCACAGAAGAGGGCATATGACAGAGCAATAACTGAACTTACCGATAGTGGAATGTATACGGAAGCTGATTACACGATACTAGACGACGGTTCCGTTGGGTTCGCTCCGACATCAAATTTCGATGAAGATGAAAAAAAAGAGCAAAAAGAAAAATCTAACGCACAGAGAATTGCAGAAGCACAAGTAGAGAACGAAAACATGGAGGCAGAAAATGAGTGAGAAGAGAGATTACCTTGAGCAAAACGCAGACATAATCGAGGAGGAATATTTGAAGTACAAGAAACATGTAGATTCAAACATAACTCTCGAAGAGTACACGGAGAAGTGGCTAGAAATGGTCTCTTCTAATTATTGCCCATGATTGAAACTTTGAGATCCTCTTTATTCAAAACTTATTGCATGGGCTTGGGTACGGCAAGAAAAACCCAGCTAAAAAATGACAAGCTTGGCAAATCTAAACAGGCATATGTAAACGATTATATGCTTTGGGGAGATAAGCACGAAGTCAATGGTATTGCTAAATGGGTTTCGATACACAAGAAAATGCCTAAAAAGATCCTAGATGAGCAGGAGAGCATTAAACATTTTAATTGGCATGAGGGAATGAACTTATCGACTACCCCTGACGGAATAGCAGAGGATTGTTTAATTGAAGTAAAATGTTCTGCCTTAGGCAAAAAGACATATCCTGAGTTCCCTGAGGAACATTATTGGCAAGTTTATGGTCAGCAAATGGTTATGAATTGTGAGGGGTATGAAATTAAGAAAACACACTTGGTAAATTGGACACCAAAACACACGAAGATATGGGAGATAGAGCGCAATCTTAACTTTGAAAAGTATATGTCAGGTTTGTTGCAGGAATATATCAACTGTTTGATTAGCGACAAAGACATCGTGCCTAAACCAAAACCATATTCTGGAGACCATAAAATTAAATTAATCTACAACAACGGAGAAACACATGGCAAAAGCTAAATACATAAACATGTTCATAAATGAGAAAGCCTATGAAGAAGAAACTATGGGCTTTTACAAATCAATGAACACAAAGAGAGCAGAGACTGGTAAAAATCCACCACCTTTTCTATACAACAAAAAGTACTCGCCAAGAGAGGATATCGTTCTTAAGGCAGGAGAATCTTACGATGTATCTTTGTGGTTCAATGAGAGAGACGGTAAAAGAGATTCTTCTATCGCTATAAAACCAGCTAGTGAGCAAGACTCTAAACCAGCACCATTTAATTCAGGCAGTAATGATGGCTGGGATTAAAAATGGCAAAGGACAAAAAGTATCAATCAGAATATTATCTGAAAAACAAAGAGGCTAAGAAAGATTATAATAGACAAAGCTACCTTAAAAACAGAGAGAAGAGACTGGCTGAGGCAAAAGAAAAGAGACGGGCACGGACTCCTGAGCAAATTTTGTTGGACAAGCAGAGGGCAGCAGAATATTATAAAAGAAATGCAGAGCACTTTAGAGAAAAAAGAAGAGACTTAACGAAAAAGTTAAAGTTAGAAGTTTCTGAAAAGGATCAAGAGATAGCTAAGTTAAAAAAAATCTTAGACAATTACAGAGACTATAAAGAAGAATAGCTCATGGGGTTAATCTAGTTTGTTGGTTAGCTAGATTAACCTTTTTTCTTCGCCCCCCCTATTTATCTTTTTTCTATCCCCCCCCCTTATTTTATTTTTACACACCCCCCCTAAAGTATTGATTTTATTGAGAAATATCTGATTTTAGATTATCATTAATTGACTTTAATCAAGTATTCTGAGAGAATAATAACATCAACTGGAGGAAAATATGAAACAGTATAGTGTACAAATAGATACAACATTCACTAAAAACTTTTATGTAGAAGCTAATAGTGAAGAAGAAGCAAACGAAAAAGCAAAAGAACAAGCAAACGAAAATCATCATGGAGAAATCATTATCAATAATGAAATCGTAAATACTTACGAATGTGATGATGAGGGGAATCAAATATGATAAAAGTAGAAACGCAATTTTTAATTAATGTAGCAGGCAATATTGAATTGCTTATCGAAATACTTGGGAAACAGGAACTTTCAGAGATTACGGATTTTATTGAATTACATGAGCAAGCAAAAAATTATTTAAGTAATGGTACTTCTTGCGACAGGTCCACGAAAGTTAGAAAAAAAGAGGTACAAGATGAACTTATAAAATTTATTTATGACAATGGAAAAGCAAAAATTTATCAATACACTCTTCTTTATGTAAGAACTATGAGTATAAAAGAGTGTAAAGACTTAATGAGAGATATTAAAAGAAGAACGGAGGAAAACAAATGAGCAAGTGTTATCTTAAACATAAGAATTATATTAAAGATTATTTAGATGAATGGGTGTTTATAACTACACCTAAAGGAGAAAATATACATATAAATATTCATTCTGATAGTGAAAAAGATAAGACTATCGGAATACATTTATATGAATTTGAAACCACTAAAGACGGGGACAGACAAACCTGTTCTTGGCCTTATGATTCAATATACATTAATAAATTAACAGGAAACATAGAGGAGGAAAACAAATGATAAGTAAAGAAGAACGTTGGAAGCTTGAACTTGAAATGGTTGGTGGAGATTGTATTCATTATGAAACTTATTGGAGTCCAGTAACTAAAAAATATTATCAAATTGATTTAGTTCTAGATGATGCTAGAAAATGGGAAACATTAAAAGAAGTAAATTAACAGGAGGAAAACAAATGAGTAAACCAAAAGAAATAATACAAAAATATATAGTCGGGCAAAAAATAAAATCTGTAAAATGGCTAACACCAAAAAGGGCTAGTGATGATTTAGGTTGGGATTATCAGCCAGTAGAAATTACACTTGAAAACGGTGTTACGTTTGTTCCGTCAGCCGACGACGAGGGCAACCAAGCAGGAGCAATTTTTACAAACTTAGTAGATTTGCCAATACTATGGGTTGAAAGAAATTAAGTAATGAGGAGGTATTATGAATAAGAAAATAGTAAGAATACCAAGCGAAAGTATTGGAGATGTTTGTGGTTATTCAATGGTTGAATTTCACACGGACTTCACCGAAACAGTAAATGAACTTTTAAAATCAAATAATATAAATTTTAAATTAAAGTCAATGTCTCATGGTGGGAAAAAAATTGATGATGATTGGAAAATATTGTTTGAATTAAAAAGATTGTAAATTAACAGGAGGAAGACAATGCCAAACTGGTGTGAAAACAATGTGATGATTCATCATAAAAAAGAAGACAAAATAAATGCGATTGCTGAGGAATGTAAGAAAGATAATCCTAGATTGTTTAACTTCATTAAGCCTGAGCCGTCATGGATTGATATACCAAATGATGACGGAGATTATCCAACGCAGAGGGATATCGAAGACGATAACGGAGAAGTAATTATTAGGAAACGTGAATTTCCAGACGGAACCGTTGATGAAAGGTGGTACGACTGGAGAATAAATACTTGGGGAACCAAATGGGAGGTAGCAGAATACCTAGACCATGAGTTCATTGTGAACAAGCAAGGTTCTAGATACTGTTTAGAACTTTCTTTTTGGACGGCATGGTCTCCACCAATCGGTATTTATGAAACTCTAGTTGAAAAAGGTTTTGGTGTTAGTGCTGATTACATTGAGGGAGGTATGGGATATGTTGGCACATGGATTGATGGAGTGGATTCAGAGTATGGATTTGATGACCAAGACATGCCTAAAAAACTAAAAAGGTTAGTTAAATTTTACAGAGGAGATTAATCTTTTTTCAATACCCCCCCCCTCTTTTTCGAGGGGGTAAGGGAACCGAAAGTGATCACAGGATTTTTTAATTTTCATCAATGATGATACAATTAAAGAAAACAAAGGAGCAAAAAATGAGCAAAACATTTAATACAATATACTTCGATATCATAGAAGCATTGCAAACTATGAGCGAAGCACAAAAACCAAATCTTAAAGAGCCTTTAACAGTTATCACGATAGCCCACAATACAGGCTACAGTATTGATACTGTTAGAGACATTTTAAAATCTATCGAGGAGGATAAATATTATGACTGAGACGCATGAAATTAGACGTAAGCCTTTTAAGGGTGCAACGCATAGAGACCACGACCACCCAACTATTGAGTTGATAAATTATCCTGCATACAAGGAGGTTTTATTCGAAGACGGTGTTGAGGTTCATAGGTGGCATAATGATTACTTGATACAAGTTGATTTGATTATGCACGAACATACAGACTTTGATAGCGACTATCAGGACTTACCACCAACATTCTTCGAAGAGGGTAATATGATTATCGACTATACATATTACTTGGACGGAGTAGAGCAAGACGGAGGAAGAGCAACTGGAACTTTTAATGGTGTCTATAATGAATTATCTTTACAATGCAACAAGAAGCATAAGGAATTTAGAACCCAAAAGCAGTTTGACCAAATTTGCGATAGTTTGATTAATGGAAATTTTAATCAAGCCGTCCAAGAGGTTATCCGTTGGGGTTTTCATGCAGTAGATTTAAAGAACTTTATTGAAAACACGGAGTGGGTTAACACCTGCGAGCACATAACAAGAACCGATTTCTTAGAATTAATCGAAAGAGCGAGTGAAATCAGAACTGAAAAACAATGTTTATAAAACAGGAGCAAATAATGGAAGTAAAATATATAAATGACATGACAATAGAAACAGTAGGAACAAGTGGGAAAGGCAGTTTTATCTGCAACTATGAAACACTTGTGAGAGTTTTGGGGGAGCCACTCAAAGGGAGTGATGACTACAAAACCCAAGCAGAGTGGGACATTGAATATAAAGACGGAACTATCACAACTGTTTACGACTGGAAACAAGGTAAACGTTATTTGGGAGAAGAAGAGGGAATTGAACCCAATGAGGTTATTTGGTGGAACATAGGAGGAAATCATTGCACCGATTCAGTCGAACATTTAAAAGACTTATTCATATCAAAAGGTTATGGAATATTAAATTCAATATACGGAGATTTTGAGATACATGAAGTTAAAAAAACTTCAATGAATAAAGTTATGCAGAAGCACTTGTAATTATACGGTGTAATAAAAAACAAAATCGCACACCAACAGAAGAGCCCTTTTATTATCTAGCCTATATAGGATATAGAAACAGTAAGAGGGCTTTTTTTATTATACTTTTCTACATCTTTACAATTAAAAAGACGTGCATTCGTGCACACTCACACGGCTTATAGTTTTATTTTTTTATTATATCCCCCAAAATACTTGACAATCTAAGGTATTGGTGGCTCCCAACCCAACCCACCCTTTATTTTTTTTACGATTCCCCCCGAAAAATATTGACATCTGGGGGCTATGTGCTCCCAACCCACCCAACCCCGAGATCCTTTTATTTTTTTTCATGTTCCCCCCGAAAATCCTTGACTTCTGGGAGACCAAATGTTCCCACCCACCCTACCCTTGACAATATTGATTAAAATTAATAATATTAATACATGGCATGAGCCATATTTAACCAACAACATGAGGTAAAAAATCATGAGTAAAAAAGAAACTAAAATGCAACCCATTAGGGTTCAGGAAAAAGACTATTGGCGAGAAGAGATTAGAACTAACTTCTATAATAAAACGTCAGAAGTCCAAAATATATACAACAAGCAACTAAATGAGAAAGTGAAAAAATCATACCCTAAGTTTAAAGAGAGCATAGGTGTTGATAAATTGATTGTTGCCCTTGAGAGACAGATAAAAGAATATCAAAACTTCAAGGACACATACAAGAGCACACTCAAAAATCATTGGGAGACTATGGTAAACACGGCTCAAAAGATAGAGAGTACCTGTGCAGGTTTTGTTGAAGCGTCAGCAAACACCGAACCAAACACATTGAATCTCTCAGATGTTAGAGCAGATGAACACGTTGAACTTGGCAGGTTTGATAATTGGGCTTTTGCTCTGTGTAGTTCTTGGGCTGAACAAGACGACATCAGAAACGGAAACCCACTAAAACAATATCTAGACGGTCTAGACCAGTTGAAAAACATGGCATATTCAAGACTAGAAGAGGGTTATAGTTTGGCAGACGCAAAAGATGAGATATATAAAATATATCTAAAAGCTGAAATAAGAGTGCCAACACTTCCAGAGCATGTTAACTTGCCAACACTTCTAGAACACGACAGCCAATAAGTCGTACAAAATAAAACTTTTTTTTGTTTTCCCCCCTAAACATCTCTAGGGGGTTTTTTTTGCGCCACCCACCCACCCACCCTTAAACTATTCTTTTTTTTTCGTATCCCCCCCAAGAGATCCGTTGAGCTAATGCGCGCGTCCCTCCCACCCACCCTTATAGTTGACATTACTTACCGTGATGTTAAGATTAATCAAGGTCAGGGAGTTCCTGACTGATAACTAACAACGGAGAAATTATGTCTTATATAACTAGAGACCATAATAGAAAAGTAGAAAACTATAAAGAACGTGTAGAGTTCAAATGGCGTGATATGACTTGTTATATCTGTAAAGCTGAGGTTGAAAGTGGAAAACTCTATTGGAGCGAAAACACAAGAGAGTATTTACCAGACTATACAAATTACACGTTTCTAATAATCATAAATGCGCCGAAATTAGGTTGGACGCGTATTGTTGAGTTGTGCGATGTTGAGCTGATGGGTAATACATCATTAGAACTCGAAATATTATTAGAGCATGTTATTCAAGCCCTTGATGACAATTCGTCTGAAATAGGGATTGGTTAACCACCAATAAATTAACTAAGGGGCAGGGAAGCCCCATAACCAACGGAGACAATATGACTGAAGACAGAAACCAAAAATCAATGTTTGATACTCAACAAGATATGTTTGATGAGATGAGAAATCAGACTGCCACATATCAAGTATTGATTGAATATCATGACAGGTCTACGAAAGTAAAAACTTTTACGGGCAAGTGGAAACATGATAGAGACTTCATAAAATTCTTTAAACAAGAGTATTACGAAGCGAATATATTAGATTATAAGAAAATCTAATCATCAAGGGGGCTATATTCTCACAGAGTATAGCCCTCATTCTACTATAGGGGTACGCCCCCCTTTAAAAACGAGAGAAGAAGAGAGTAGTACGATCCACGCAGCGGTGGGGAAAATAGTCCAAACCACAACATCTAGTAAAAAAATTTCGAAAAAACACAAAATATTGTACTTTTTTCAAAAAAATGTGCATACTTAGAAATGGATAATACCCTCTACTGAATTATGGAGTACGAATCATACTGTAAAAACCCCAGAAGAGCCGAAGAGATAAAAACAAAAATTGGGAAACGGCGACAAGAAAATAAACTGAATTACTACAAACCCTACGATTTCCAGAAACGATTCCACGCAGATGGATCAATGGCTAATCAAAGACTACTTATGGCTGCGAACCGAGTCGGTAAGTCCTATGTAGGAGCTATGGAAATGTCAATACACCTAACGGGAGAGTACCCAGAATGGTGGTCGGGAAAAAAATTCGACGAGCCCATAAGAGCATGGGTATGCGGCGCTAGTAATGAAACCACTAGAGACATATGTCAAAAAGAACTATTTGGGCAACCTGACAACCCAAGAGATAAAGGGCAAGGCTCAATCCCTAAACATCTCATTGGAGAAACGACAAGGAAACCTGGCGTACCAAACGCTCATTCGTCAGTACTTGTAAAACACAAATCAGGGGGTTGGTCGAGGGTTGCCTTTAAAGCTTATGAAATGGGAGCTGAAAAATTTATGGGGGAGAGTATTGATCTCGTATGGCTAGACGAGGAGCCACCTCAGGACATTTACTCTCAATGTATTACGAGGACGCTGGACAGAGTAGGACAGGTCTATATGACCTTTACTCCTGAATCAGGTATGACCGAAGTAGTACAAAACTTCACCAGTAATCTACAACCGAAACAATCGTTGATTACGGCTGGTTGGGAAGACGCCAATCACCTAACCGAGCAGATGAAAGAACAGATTTTACAAGCCCTACCACCTCACGAGAGAGAGATGAGGTCTAAGGGCATACCAATGATTGGCTCAGGGTTGGTATTTCCAATCTCTGAAGACAACCTGACCTGCGAACCATTCACCATACCCACCCACTTTTCAAGGATTGCAGGTCTTGATTTTGGCTACGACCACCCTACCGCAGTCGTATGGGTAGCTTGGGATAGAGATGAAGATATTGTTTATGTGTATGATTGCTACCGTATGAGTAAACAAATACCGAGCTACCACGCCAGCCATATCAATGAGCGTGAGGGCTCAGACTGGATTCCTGTGGCGTTCCCACACGATGGCTACCAACACGACAAGGGCTCAGGTAAAACTCTAGCAGAGCAATACCGACAGGCTCATGTCAATATGCTGCCGTTTCATTTTGAGAACCCACCAGCACTAGGTGAGAAGAAAGGTGGTAATAGCGTTGAAGCAGGATTGATGGAAATGCTAGATCGCATGGAAAACGGTAAATTTAAGGTTTTCAATACCCTCTATGACTGGTTTGAGGAGTATCGAATGTATCACAGAAAGGACGGCAAACTGGTCAAACTCAAGGACGATTTAATGTCTGCGACTCGATATGCAACTATGAGTCTAAGACACAGTACAACACAAAATTCAAAATGGGACAGAAAAGGCAGATTGGGCCCTGATGTCGCAATAGTTTAGGAGACTACAATGATAGAGAGAAGAAAAAGGGGTTTTAACCCTGATGCAATTAAAAAATTGCAAAGAGAAACAGCTAGACCAAGCAAAGGCAGGAACTTTTTAAAAGAACTTGCTACGCCTGCTGCTTTTAGCAAACTTAGAAGTGAAAGCACATACGCTGGATCTCGTGAGAAGCTTAAGAAAACTGGTGGAAGCGCTGCAACATCAAGAAAAGACTTGAACCCAAGATTTAAAGGTCAAGGGGCAGGCGGAAGATATACCACTAAAGCTTACGCAGATTTTATGAGAAAAATGCGTGAGGGACACAAAAAGTACGGTATCACCGTTAAATGACAGACGAGAAACCTCAATTAGCACAAACGCCTACACAAATGGCGTTCAAACTACAGGAAATCGAAATAAAACTAGCTGAGATGGCAAAAACAATAGATAAATTGGAAAAAGAAGCGCATGGCAAAAAAACCAAAAAAAATAACAAATAATGAACTAGCTGCTCGGTTAGAATCAGAAATACAAAACGCAACAGGACATATGAATAGTGAACTCTCGGAGCAACGAGAGGACTCTATGAAATATTATCTTGGAGAGAAGTTTGGTAATGAGATTGATGGCAGGTCAGAGATTGTAACAACCGATGTTAGAGATACGGTTGAGTACATCATGCCATCGCTTATGCGTATTTTTACCACTCACAACAATGTTGCTGAGTTTGATCCTGAGGGCCCAGAAGATGTCGAAATGGCACAACAAGCTACCGACTACTGTAACTATGTATTTAATCGCCAAAATAACGGCTTTAAGGTCCTCTACGACGCTTTTAAGGACGCACTTATAAGCAAGACAGGAATCATCAAACATTATTGGGAAGAAAAAGTTGAAGTTCTAACTGAAAACTACTCCAATCTGACTGAGATTGAATATCAATCTATATTAGCAAATGATGAAATGGAAGTCCTAGAGCACTCAGAAAAGAAAATCGCAGAAGAGGTTGTTGATGCAAACGGTCAAATGGTCTCCCCTGAGATAATTACTCATGATGTTAGAGTAAGAAGAACCAAAAGAGACGGTCAAGTTCGTGTAGCTTCAGTACCTCCTGAAGAATTTTTGATTTCAAGAAGAGCAGTTGATATACATTCAGCACAGTTTGTATGCCACAGAGTCAAAAAAACAGTATCTGATTTGATTTTAGAGGGTTATCCACGAGATATAGTAGAGAATTTAACAACTTATTCACAATCACAAGCAGAATACAACGAGGAGCGTCTAGCAAGATTTAGCTTTGATGATGACTCTATTCCACCTGACGATGGACAAGGAGCAAGTAGACAGATTTGGCTTGATGAATGCTACATGCGTATTGATTATGACGGCGATGGAGTCGCAGAATTACGCAAAATTACTAAGGGTGGTAGCACTATTTTAGAAAATGTTGAGATAGATTACTTGCCATTTTCAGCGATATGTCCTCTGCCAATCCCTCATAAGTTCTACGGAATGTCGGTTGCTGATACAGTCAAAGACATACAGCTTATCAAATCTACGATTGTCAGAAACATACTCGACAATATGTATTTAACTAATAATGCAAGGTATGCAGTATTAGCAGGACAAGTAGAGTTAGACGATCTTTTGACATCAAGACCAGGTGGTATTGTTAGAATGAGAGCACCAGGCGCTGTTCAGGCTTTACCAACACCGCAGATATCAGGCGACGCTTTCAACATGGTCAAATACTTAGACCAAATTAGAGAAGAGCGTTCAGGCGTATCTAAAATGACGCAAGGGCTCAACCCTGAGGTTCTAACTTCTCATGTAACATCAGGAGCTATATCAGCAGCAACTGAGTCATCAATGCAAAGAATTGAGCTGATTGCTCGTATATTTGCTGAAACAGGTATCAAAGATGTGTTTACATGTATTTATCAGCTCGTACAAAGGTATGAAGACAGAGAAAAGATTGCTTATTTGAACGGCAAGTTTATACCAATAGACGTTTCTCGCTGGAAAGAGAAACTCAACTGTACTGTTAATGTAGGCGTTGGAAGTGGATCGCAACAAAGCAAAATGCAAACAATGAACGGTATTATGAACATCGTGCAAACCTTAGTAGATAAGGGTGGTATGGGTACATTAGTAACTCCTAATAATGTTTATAACGCTATTAGTGAATTTATTACACAGTCAGGTTATAAGAATCCTGACCAATTTATATCTAATCCACAGATGATGCCGCCTAAGCAACCACCACCACCAACCGTTGATGAGAAGATTGCTACACAAAAAGCACAGCTCGAATTACAAAAACTACAACTAACTGCACAAGAGATGGAAGTAGATACGCAAATTAAAGTACAAGAACTCAAACTCAAAGCTAGAGAAGCGGCTGTTAATCTTGCGTTGAAACAAAAAGACTTAGAACTTAAAGAGTCTCAGCTTGAACTTAACCAGGCTGAATTGGCACTCGAAACCATACAGGGTAGACCTGTTGCTATAGGTAAAACCTAATGGCGTACGGATCGAACACAAATGGTTTTAGCAATGCTGAAAGACGCAGGTTAATTTCTAAGAAAATAAGAATACTCAAGCGTGAGGGCAAACCACAGAAACAGGCGGTGGCAATAGCAATGGCTTACTACCCACCTAGAAAGAGGCGTCCTTACGCATAAAATACTTAAAGGAGAAAAAAATGGCTAAATATTATCCACCCGTAAAAAGAAAAGGAAAAAAAAGGAAAGGTAAGTGCTAACAAAAAGACAGGAAGAAACTCTTAAAAGACATAAGAAACACCACACTACAAAACATATGAATTTTATGAGAAAAGAAATGGAAAAAGGTAAAACTTTTACACAAGCACACAAGCTTGCGATGAAAAAAGTAGGTAAGTAATGGCAAAAAAGACTAAAAAAGGACGTAATGTCCCAACAAACCCTGCTCTGTATGCGAGAGTAAAGGCTGAAGCAAAGAGAAAATTTAAAGTTTATCCGTCAGCTTACGCTAATGCGTGGCTTGTAAGGACATACAAAAAAAGAGGCGGAGGTTACAGAAGTGGCTAGATCATCTGGTGGACTTACCAAATGGTTCAAAGAAAATTGGGTTGATATTGGAGCACCTAAAAAAGATGGCAAGTTTCAAAAATGTGGTCGCTCGAAAGGTAGTGGCAGAAAATATCCTAAGTGTGTTCCAGCCTCTAAGGCAGCTTCAATGACCAAATCGCAAAGAGCGTCTGCTGTTAGAAGAAAAAGAGCGGCAGGAAACAAAGGACCTAAACCTACGAATGTGAGAACTTTTGCAAAAGGATAAAATTACACATACAGAATTACAACACTTAATGTTGAAACACCGAGTTTCAATCAATGAGCTATTCCTCAAGACTGGCATACCTGTCAATCATATAAAAGGATATCTCGCTGGGAGAAGAACTATACCCACCAGTCTGGTGGATAGAATCAAACAGATAGGAGAACAAAATGGCAACTAAAGAAGAACAAGTCAAACAAGCAAGAGATGCAAAAGAATTGCTTGAAAATCCTGTAATGGTGCAGGCTTTCAACAGTATTCTCAACAATGGATACCAACAATGGATATCTACAGAGATTACAGACAAAGATACTAGAGAAAGTTTATATCATAAACAAAGGGCAATATTAGAAGTTAAAACTGATTTGGTAAAATTAGTAGAAAACGGAGCAATAATTGCTAAGGAGGAGAAAAATGGCTAAGGTTACAAAAGCAACACCTCAGGACAATATTCCTGTAAAAGAAAGTGCTAATAAAGGGATTCCTGTGAGCGATGTTAGATCGGCGCAGGAGGCTTTACTTGCATCACTTCAGGCTCCAGCTTCGGAGCAACCTGAAGAGCAAGAAGAGCAAACAGAAGTAGAAGAAACTACTCCTGCACAGGCAGCAGAGGCTGTCGAATCAGTTGAACAAGAAGCGGATAATCCTGATGGATTAACTGCTGATGATATTGTCGGAGATACTCAAGAAGAGCAAGTCTTAGAACCTCAAACATATACTGTCAAAGTTGATGGTGTAGATGTTCAGGTTACCCAAGATGAGCTGTTGGCGGGGTATAGCAGAACGGCTGATTACACAAGAAAGAGTCAAGTATTGGCAGAGCAAAGGAAGAAAGCTGATGATGAATTAGCAGCCACTCAACAAGAAAGACAGCGATACATTTCTCAACTTGAACAACTTAGTTCTGAATCTGATAAACAACTTGATCAGTTTAAAAATACAGATTGGACAAAGCTCAAGTCAGAAGACATCAACGAGTATATGTTGCAAAGGGACCAGTATCGAGAACTTCAGGAAAATAAAAGAATGTTGGAAGTCGAAAGGAACTCTGAACTTCAAAAACAACAAGCAGAAGCACAAGAGAGATGGACACAAGAACTCGCTAAACAGCAAGAGATAATGGCAAAAAAACTACCTGAATGGAACGACCCAACCAAAGGACCAAAGCTTAAACAAGACATAAAATCTTACGCTTTGTCTAAGGGTTTTACCGACCAAGAAGTAAACGCTATGATTGACGCTAGGGCAGTAGAGATTCTTAATTACGCTCGCATGTACGAAAGTCTTTTAGCAGCTAAAATTTCTAAAAAGAAATCTAAAGTTGTTCCTAAAGTAACGGCACCTGGTACACCAACAACAAAAGCTGAGATTGATTCCGAGAAAGTAAAGCAACAAAGAGCGAGACTCAAACGATCAGGCAAGGCAGCAGATGCTGCTAAGTTGATTGAGGGTTTGATGTCTTAAATACTAACTTTTTAATATAGGTAATCAAAAATGGCACAATTAAGTAACACATTTGAGACTTATGATGCTGTGGGCAACAGAGAAGATTTGCAGAATATTATTTACAATATTACTCCAACTGACACTCCGTTTATGTCATCAATCGGTGTCGGTACTGCTACATTCACTAAACATGAGTGGCAAACTGACTCTTTAGCATCACCAGCCTCAAACGCACAAATCGAGGGTGATGATTCACCATCGGCTGCGCTTTCAGCTACAACAAGAGTGTTAAACTACACTCAGATATCTTACAAACCAGTAATGGTTTCAGGTACACAAGAAGCTGTAATTCATGCAGGTGTAAACTCAGAATTAGCTTATCAAATAGCTAAAGCTGGTAAAGAACTAAAAAGAGATATGGAGCTAGACCTTACTGGTAAAACAGCAGCTACTGCTGGTTCAGGTAATGGTGGAGCTGCTCGTAAGTCAAGAGGTTTTGAATCTTGGACTACAACTAACAACTCATATGGATCAGGTGGAGGAAACTCTAGTGGTACTGTTACAGACGGCACCCAAAGAGCCTTGACTGAAACTATACTCAAAACAGAACTAAAATCTTGTTTTGACAATGGTGGAGAACCTGACCTATTATTGGTTGGCTCTTTTAACAAACAAAAAGTTTCAGGTTTTACTGGAAACTCTACAAGAATGGACATGGCAGAAGATAGAAGCTTAGTAGCTACTATTGATGTTTATGTTTCAGACTTTGGTGAAATAAGAGTAGTAGCTGACAGGGTACTTCGTTCTTCAGGAAGAAGTGCATTGTTAGTCGAAACAGAAATGTTCGATACTGCTTTCTTAAGACCTTTCGAAACTCAAGAACTAGCAAAAACAGGTGATGCTATGAAACGACTATTGGTCGCAGAATGGACGCTTGTAGCTAAAAATGAAGCAAGTTCAGCAACTATTGCAGACTTAACAACTTCATAACATTTCGGGGGAGTTTAACGCTCCTTGTTTTTCTCCCCCACCTTGATACCAAATTAATAATGACCTTGAAGAAGGTATCTCTTCGCAACAAGGGTTATTAACACGGAGAAATTTAATGAGAAGCTTAAACGAATATTTTTTAAGCGGTAGAGTTGCTGATATATCAACAGCAGGTTCAACATTTGTAGCAGTTCCTGATGGCGGCACAATAGTTAAAATTATGACTGTGCTTCAAGGTGCTATAAGTGGTGGTAATGCTGCAATTACTTTTGAGATTGGTGGTACTGCCGTAACAAATGCTGGTATAACAGTTGCACACTCAGGTTCAGCAGCAGGGACTACGGATTCATCTGTACCATCAGCACTTAACCGAGTTGAAGAAGATGGCACCATCGAAATTATTACTGATGGAAACTCTACAGGTGCTAAAGCACTAGATGTAACATTTATAATTAGGAGATAAACATGGCATCAGTAAATTACGGACTGCGAGTTACCAACACAATTAAAAGGACTGTTAGTGATAGTTCTGCACAAACAGCAGCAACTAACGCAAGTACAGAATATGTAAGGCTTGTAGCTGACACCGATGGTGTTTTTGTAGCTTTTGGCTCAAACCCAACAGCAACAACGAGCTCAACTATATTAGGTGCATATGATCCTGAAATATTTAAGATTGATGGTGGTATGAAAATTGCTGCTATTGTAGCTAGTTCTACAGCAAATCTTTACATAGACGAGCTAAGTGAATGAGCAGAAAACTCGCAGACAATCAAATCTTTCATTGGCACGAACCAACGAAAGAAATGGCTATCGAGCATATCGAAGATATTCAACCCCTTATTGATTCTAACAAGAAACTACAACAGGAAGATCATCACATAAAAGATGATTTTAGGTTATCTGCAAGGATTCCTATGACTGTGTATTACGAATGGAAGAATAAGTATGGGGTTGATATGTTTAACCCAAACCACAAAGAGGGCGTTAGGAAGTTAATCAACAGCCCTGAGTATAGGTATTTGAAGACGACCAACAGGAGAATATAATGCCTTTTGAATTTAAAGAAGAAAAAAATTATAGGACAAAAGGTAATGATTTTGGCAGTACAACATATAGTGATTTTCAACCTTTTAGAAGAGATGAAGCAAAAACATTCGGAAATATTGTTAAAAATATTAGATTAAAACATAGAAAACCAATAGATGAAGATTCTTTTATAGATATTGATATTGATAGAGACTACAAAGGCATTTCATTTAAAAAAAGATTTTAGGAAATAAAAATGGCACTTACAAATTATTCAGAATTAAAAACAGCAATAGCAAATTGGCTAGATAGGTCTGACTTAGACGATAGAATACCCGAGTTTATACAACTTGCAGAAGCAAGACACAGAAGAGATTTTAAAATAAGACGTATGGAAACTAGAGTAACTGCAAGTACGATTGCAGATACTGAATATTATTCTCTTCCAGATAACTTCGTAGCGATGAGAAATATTCAGCTAAATACCGATCCTAAAACAGCGTTAGAGTATATGACGCCTGAGCAAATGGATAGGGTTAGAGGTGGCAGCACTACAGGTAAACCAAAAGCTTATTCAATCATTGGCAACAACTTTCAACTAAGACCAATAC